AATCGACTAAACTCGGAAGGCGCGACAGCGGACAGCGAGGAAGGCCGGAGCTTCACTTGGGAGTCTAGCTATCTAACAGATGAGCATAAGGCCGTATTACAAGGCCTTGCGATCAAACATCGGGCCCGCGGGATCGCTCGATTCATTTAAAGGGGGCGCGTGTATGATCTATAACGAACGCGTGACTTTGATCTTTGAGGAAGAGCCGGAAGATGAATTACTTGAGAGCACGGAAACAAAAAAGAGCTTTCCAGTCCCTTGTATGCGAAATTCATTATCTAGTTATGAGATGATGGGTCTCTTTGGTAAGTATGACTTTGATTCGTTTAAGTTGCACTTACAAGGCACGTATAAGGGCTTTTCGGAAGTGATTTACAATGGCCACAGACTCAAGATCAAAGGCAAACGATACCATCATAATAGCACGGTTATTTACTTATGAGTTTTTCATATACTGTAAAAGGCTTGGACAAGTTCATTCGGAAGATCCAAAACAAGCCACGGGAAGCGCGTCGGGCTGTATCGGCAGAATTGCAACGATCGGCCTTGCGTGTGGAACGAAAAGCCAAAATGAAAGCGGCAGTCGATACCGGGTTCATGCGAAATGGGATCTTTGTCGCTCGGGTGGGTATGTTACGGTACAAGGTAACGTCTCCCGCTGGTTATTCGGTCTATGTGGAGCTTGGAACTCGGAAGATGAAGGCCCAGCCGTTCCTTGGTCCAGCCGTTAAGGAAGAAAGCGAAGTGTTATTCAAGAACCTTCGTAAAATGTTTAGGAGGTGATTCATGGCAAACGAAACGCCTTCAGTCAAAATGCTCGCAGATTTACGCGAAAAACTAAAACCACTCAATATTCCGATCAAATTCAAGCTACCAAAACAAGACACACTCGAGCCGTTTATTGTGATCGGGCAATCTAGCTCGGACACGTCAAAAACAGCTCAAACGGGGCTTATAATCGAGGATATGAGCGTACAGATTGACATCTTCTTACCGGGCACGGAAAGCCGGGCCGGGGTCGAGAAGGTTAAATCTGAGGCCCTTCGCAGGATCGGCCACAATCGCAACGTAAACGCGAGCGTACTCTTAGACGATACGATAGGCCGTGAAGTCTATCATATTGTCATTGCATTAACAGACACAATCTTTTAAAAGGAGAAATAAATAAATGGGTGAAGCTGAAGATAAAGCAAAAATCAAAATTACGATCGCAAAACCGATCGTAGGTAAAAAAGTATTCTATTTCATTCAATCAATCCACGCTGAGAAAGGCAATGGAGCAATGCTTCCAGCCTATCGTACAGATGGTACTACTACCATGGGTGGTGAATACATCGACGAACAAACACAACAAGGGCGCTTGCTTGAGAAATCAACAGATGAGCACTCAATCGAGTTGACTCAATATCTCGCGCCTAAAGATCCGTCAGTTCAAGTCATTCTTGACGCACAAAAAACAGGGGAATCTGTAAAAATCTGGCGCGTTATCGTTGACGAGTCAGTTAAAGATACTTCAACCGGGAAAGATACTTATCCAGCACAGTTTGGATATGGTAAGATCACAGACGACGTAGAATTTACTGACGCAATTGATGGATTCGTTGAGTTGAACTATACAGTGGGTATCGTTGGCCGTCTTCGTGATGGTAAATTCCCACTTTCAGCGGACGAAATCGCAATGTTGAACGACGTTTACGAGTACCAAAACCCGGGCGAAACAACAGGCGACTATAACAATATTACACGCTAATTTTTCAAGCAAAGGGGCTTCGATCGCCCTTTTGCTTTTATTTTTTTGACAAAAAAAGGAGTTATTCAATGGAATTTACAGTCGGAAGCCGTTCAATCGAAATCAAATTTGACTATATGACCATGTACAAGGTCAATCGTGACTTGGGATCTCAAGGACCAGACGGAACACGTAACGAAGACGGCGTAGGAGCTCTATTTCTTCGTGTGGTTGACCGTAACGATTCGGCTCTTGTGGATCTTATCAAGCTATGCGCGAGCAAAAAAGCGAAAGCTGTAAGCGATGAAGAAGCAATTAAAGCAATCGCGGACAAAATGGAAGATCTCGGAGCAGAAAGCACAGAGCCACTTTTTGAAGCACTTGAGGAAGAGATGGTCGATTCTGGTTTTTTCAAAGAGAAAGTTTCGAAATACTTAGAAAATCTCGAGCTGGGATTGAAGTATCTCAAGGCCAAAGCAGAAACAGCGGACGACAAGGCACAAGCGGAACTTCAGATCGAGCAGACGGAGGCGCAAATTGGGCGCTTGAGAAACGCAATCTCTTAATAGAGTGTGCGCGTTTGGGTCTAACTGACCCGAATATTATTTTTTCGTGTACGAAAAACGAGCTCGACGCGATTCGCGAGGGCCTTTATTATCGAGCGATCGAAGAGAGGGAAAACCTCGTCGAACTTGCTTTTAATCTTCGCTATACGTTGAACGCTAAAAAAGCGGACTTTGGCAAGTTGAGCAAGAAAAAGGATCGCGAAAAGGTCCGACGTCTATTCAGACAGCGCGAAGAGCGTGGGGACTCTCAAGGTATGCTCGAGAAGATCGAGCGTCTTAATGAACATTTCAGAAATAGATAGATAGGAGGTGGGGCGATGGCGTTTGACGGATCAATAGAAGCGATTATCGGCGCGGATTTAACCGGGTATGAGAAAGCAATGAGCGACGTCGTGAATTCGACACGTAAAGCATTTCAGAACGCGGCACAGGAAGCGTCAAAGAGCGCGAACCAGATGATTCGTGAAGTCGGTCAGCTTATGAACCGGCTCGCAAACAGTAACCAAAATATCGGATCCAAGATCGGCCAAGGTTTGACCGGTGGATTCAAAATCGCCCTCGGAGAGTTACAGCGTATCTCTTCAAACATCGGCGCAAAATTACCTGACCCCATACGAAAAGCATTTACTCGCGTTTCGGCTGATATTAAGTCAGTCTTAGGAGCGATGAAGAATGACGTCGCGACACTTGGGGCCGGCATTAACTCGAAAATTAAAAAAGCTTTTGATTTTGATATTTCAAAAGCGATCAAATCGCCAAAGAGCGCTTTTGCTGAGATGGCAAATAGCGTTGATTCTATAGCAAGCCGGATCAGCTCAAAAGTCCACAGTTTAGGCTCAGTCTTTACGAATTCGGCTAACAATATGTCCGGATCGTATAAGACGGCCTTCGGTGCTATTGGTGATGCTATGGCCCGGCTAGAAGCTCGTATCCAGTCCACGGCTGGGAATCTTACGAGTGCGCTTGGTCAAAAGGTATTGAACCCGATCAACTCTTCATGGTCCAGTATGTTTACCAACTTAACCAGCAAGGCTAACAGCTTCGCGGAACGGGTTCAAAACTCGTTTGGCGGTCGAATTCTTTCTTCCGTCAATAATCTCGCGAGCAACGTAAGCGGTAAGCTAGGAAATGCGTTCCATACGACAGGCCAGAAAGCCGTCAGCGCGTTAACTGGGATTGTTAACCACACGAACCAAGCGGCGAGCGCGTCAACTAACTTGCTCAAGCAGGTTATCGGTGTCGCTGGGGCGTACAAACTTTTTGAGCTCGGGAAAGGTTTCATTAAAAGCACAATTGCAACCGCGGCGGAATTTGAAGCTAAAATGAGCAACATCAAAGCTGTTACTGGTGCGAGTGCAGAAACGATGGCTCAATTTGATAAAGCGGCAACAAAAGCCGGGGCTGACACAGCTTTCAGCGCTAGTGAAGCAGCCGACGCAATCGGTGAGCTTGCAAAAGCTGGGGTATCGACAGAAGATATTTTAAATGGTGGTCTTACGGCGTCCCTTAACTTGGCCACGGCTGGGGAATTGGATCTGAAAGAAGCTGCTGAAATCACGTCGACAGCCTTAAACGCGTTTAAACGCGACGGCATGACGGCCACACAAGCAGCAAACCAACTCGCGGGAGCTGCTAACGCGTCCGCGACAGACGTCCACGAGCTGAAATATGGTCTTTCCATGGTCGCTCCGGTAGCGTCTGGGCTTGGTCTATCGTTCCGAGATACCACTAACGCCCTCGCAGTATTCGCTCAAAACGGGCTCAAGGGATCAGACGCTGGAACGTCACTTAAAACCATGCTGATGAATCTGCAACCGCAGACCAAGGCACAAACGAACATGATGAAAGAACTCGGTATCATTACGGCCGATGGCTCGAACCAGTTCTTTACGGCAGAAGGTAAGATCAAGTCATTCGCTGAGATCTCGCAAGTTTTGAAAGATCACTTGGGTGGACTTACCGACGCAGAAAAACAAATGGCTTTGAAAACCATGTTCGGTACCGACGCAGTGCGTGCTGCTACTATCGCGATGAATGAGGGAGCAGATGGCGCTAACAATATGCAAGCAGCTATTGACAAAGTGACAGTCGCAGAGGTCGCAGCCGAAAAGATGAACAACTTAAAAGGAGCGGTTGAGATTCTTCGGGGGTCTTTTGAGACTTTTCAAAAAACACTCGGAACGGCAGTCTTGCCAGTTTTGACCACTTTTGTTCAATGGCTTGACAAATTAGTTGATAGAATTAACAATTCTCAAGGTTTTCAAAAATTCCTAGACGCTTTAAATTCTTTGAATCCAGCTCTTAATCAGCTTTTGAACGGTACAAAAATGACCGACGAACAAGCGAATAAATTCGAAAGCACAATGATTAAACTAAAGCCAGCTATTATGGGAGTAGTTGGCGCGTTTGCGTTTGGTCCAGCGGTTCGCGGACTAACTTCGCTTACTGGTGTAATGGGAATCGTTGCGATGAAAACAATGGCCCTTGGATCAGTCGCGTCAAGTGCATTTAGTACAGCCGGCGGATTTATTTCGAGTTTTGTCGGTAAGATCGGCGGTATTCCGGGCGCACTTGGTGGTGCTGCTTCGCAAGGTTTATCAGTCCTTGGAATGATGACAAGCGGGATCGCTTCCGTTATGGGAATCGCCCTCGCGTCAATCGGTCCGGCTGCTATCTTGGGTCTAGTCCTTGCTGGTCTTGGTCTAATTAACCAACAATTCGGGCAACAGATCGATCAGTTGATTACCACAGTAACGACTAAAGGCCCAATGATTATTCAAAACCTTGTAAATGGGATCACTAGTCAATTACCGAGCCTTATCGCTTCGGGTGCTGATTTAGTGGCCAAACTCGCGCAAGGATTCGCGACAATGTTTCCAGTGATCGTTGACGCTGGTATTCAGTTGATCGCAAGCCTCGTTCAAGGTGTGGGCCAAAATGCAGGATCCTTGATCTCGTCCGCGGTAACTGTTATTGGGACTTTGGTCGATAGCTTACTTTCAGCGTTGCCACAGTTGCTCGCTATTGGTATGCAATTGCTTCTCAGCATTACACAAGGGATCTTGCAAAACTTACCGCAGATCCTTACAACAGCGCAACAAATTGTAACTAACTTTATTACAAATATGCAAGCGCAATTCCCACAAATCCTCGAACAAGGGATTCAGATCTTGATGAATATCGTAAACGGTATTGTCCAAGCCTTCCCAACAATTATCGAGATCGCGACGCAAGTCATTGTTGGGTTTATGCAAACGATCTTGTCGAACTTACCAACGATCTTACAAGGTGGTATTCAATTAATTGTAACCCTCGTTCAAGGGATCATTAGTTCATTACCACAGATCGCACAAAGCGCAGTACAGATCATCGGTCAGATGATTCGTGGGTTTGCTCAAGCCTTGCCACAACTTCTTATGGCTGGGGCTCAATTAATTGTACAGCTCGCACTTGCGATTGTTAAAGGCTTACCGAATATTGTTAAAGCAGCTTGGGAGATTATCAAGGGCTTCGGCGAAGCCTTACTTAATTTCATTCCTAACGCTTTGAAAGCTGTCGCGGACGCTATCGGAAACTTCTTTGGTGGGATCTGGGACTGGATCACTGGTAAGTCAGACGAAGGCGGAAAGAAAACCGAAGAATCGATCAATAACACAGCCGAACATATCAAGACGAAGAGCTCGGAAACGACGACACAGTTAAGTACCGACGCTTCAACCGCTAGTACCAACGTGTCGACGTCTTACGGTCAAATGAGCGCGAACACGATCGCGTCAACGTCAAATATGAGCCTTGGCGTTACGGCTAATATGTCTCAAATGGCCACCAACGCGATGGACAGCACAACTCAGTTGCAACAGACTGCCTCGACTAACTTCGGACAGTTGAACACTGACGGAACTATGAATATGCAACAGCTTGCAGCAAATGCGGACGCGTCATTTAACCAGATGAACGCAAACGCACTCGCGCAAACCGGCCAGATGAACACAGGCGTAACAACTAATATCAACCAGTTAAACGCGAACGCAAGTAACGAGTTAAATCAATTGATGAATAACGCGAACGCGAGCACGACGGGAGTCAATACAGCTGCAACCACAAACGCGCAACAGGCAAGCGCGAACGTTGTAAGCAACTTCCAACAAATGCAAACGGGAGCAACGAGCGCTACAAATGCGATGGCTATTAGTGCTCAAACAGATTTTGATAAGATGGCCCAACAAGCCGAGCAATCAAGCTCTAAAATGTCGCAATCTATCACGACGAATTATCAAAATATGCAAAAGACTGTTACAAGCGCGATGAACGCGACAGCCCAAGCAGTTCAAGCCGGTCTTAATAAGATCTCACAAGTGAGCTCTTCGGCTGGTAAGCAGTTGGAAAGCGCGTTTAAGTCAACGTTCCAAAACGTGACAAACAGCGCTAAAAGCGGTATGCACGCGTTTACTAGTACCATGCAATCAAGCATGACGCAAGCCGTTTCGCTTTCTAGTTCGGCTTGTGCTCAAATTTCGGCTTCGTTTGGTTTGCTTCCGGCATTGCTTCAAATGGTCGGATTTAACGCGGGTATTGGTCTATATAATGGTCTTGCTTCTATGGCCGGTTCGCTTTATGCTCTCGCTTCTAGTATTGCTTCAAATATTGCGGCGATCATGCGTTCGGCGCTTGATATTCATTCGCCGTCCCGAGTCATGAAGAAGATCGGGGGCTTCACGGGTGAAGGTCTCTATATTGGTATGAAAGACTGGGTCGGTGATATTAAGGCGATGTCGAAACAATACGCACAAGCGATCACGGATCAAGATTATCAGACTAACAGTGTATTGACCACAAGCGCGAGCGTGACAAGTTCGGGCGTCCGCTCATCTCTTGAGGACTTGAGCGATGAGGTCAAAAATTCGCAACTTGCGAACCAAAAATTTGAAGTACATAACGAGATCGTGGGAGACAAGATCTATACCACGATCAAAGAGAAGGACGCGAGAGAAAAGGCGCTGGACGCTTATTTCGCGTAAGGGGGAACGATGGACTTATTAATTGAAAAAGACGGCCAAAGCCAGAAATTATCTGGCCTTGGTCTTTACAATATCACGGTCGATGATTCGTCCCCGGCCGTGGAGTTATCAAGGCGAACCGTAAAGGGGCGCAATGGTTATATTTTCGACGGCTTGACTTATACCGAGAAAAAAATCTCAGTCACAGCTAGGCTTTCAGCGGGATCTATGGAGGACTTTTTGAACAAAAAAGACGAGATTTCTCGCTGGGTCTTGGGTGACGATAGCTTTTACATTACCAAGCTATACCAAAATGTAAACAATATTTACGACTTCCAGACTCCGGGGCAGACGACGGGCGATCTCAATATCGCTCAGTTGCCACACGCAAATTGGAAGTATCGTTATAACGTCGTGGGCGAAGGTCAAATCGAGTTTGATTTTATCGGCAATTCTGAAGCTGGTATCAAATACAATGTTTCGTTTTCATTCGTGACAGCGGAGCTACCGTATGGCGAGACAGTACCAAGGGATCTCGCACTTTCAGCAAACAGTTTTCCATACAATGGCACGGCCCCGCTTAGTCAGCTAGAGGTCCCGTTTGTCGTGGAATTGACCGCAAACGCTGATAATACTAGTTTTTTCCTTGAGATCGACGGTCGTCGCTTCACTTACCAACACACAGAAACGCCTTTAAGATCTGGCCAGAAGCTCCTTTTAAAAGGCGTTGAGACGGCGATCTATCAAGGACCGGCCACGCAAGATCTAAACGTCAATAACCGGACGAATTACGAGTATTTCGTTATTAGGCCAAAGCCTAACCGGTCAGTCAATTGGTTTACAAATTTCAAGGGGACTGTCAAGATCCTCGGATTCAAAGAGCTGTATCGCTAGAGAGGAGGTGGATCATTGATTACTTTTTACGACGAGAAAGGCAACGGATACGGAGCCCAAGTCGAGCTGAAAACAAAAAACGCAGTAAATGGTGAGCGATCGATCTCCGGAACGATTGTATCTAATAAACAGGTTCTATCGAAATTAGATCGTGGGTGGAGTTTTACCTTCGATGGCGAGCTTTATAAGATCATTTACGCGAAGCCGAAGGACGAAGGCAAAAACATTTCGCTATCGTTTGACGCGGTCCACCAATTCTTCTATGATTTTGAGCACTCGAACTGTTATAAAGAGTTTAACGGCTCAAATCGTTTTGAAGTTTATATCGAAGCGATCTTTAAAGATAGTGGCTATCGGTATGTGATCGAGGCACAAGCGGGATCAATTCGAAAAGAGAATTTCGGTAACGCGAGTCGCTTGAAAATGTTTAAAGACATTATCAAAGCAGCGGGCCTTGAGTTCTCGGTAACTGGCAAGGTCGTTCGAATTTTAAAAAAAGTCGGGACCGATCTTTCGACAGTCGTCCGAAAAAATTTCAACATGAACGAGCTTACGATCGAAAAAAATATCGGTGGCTTTATCACTTACAAAAAAGGTCTGGGGGCGTGGAAAGACGAAAACAACCACGACGCGGGCCGATATACGTCCGAATATGAGAGCCCACTCGCTCGGATCTATGGCCGTATCGAGGGCGAACCTATAACCGATGAACGCTATAAAGAGACTGGTAAGCTCTTAGAACGACTAAAGAAAGAAGTTGACGAATCCTATTCGATCTCGGTCCAGCTTGACATGGAAGATCTCACGCAAGCCGGATATAAGTACACACGGCCTCGGGCTGGTGACTATATCATGGCAATTAATGAGACGATCGGGTTCCGTGAGAAGATTCGTATCGTGTCTTACGAGAGCTCTTACGATGTCACAGGCCGGCTCCTGTCTCACAAGGTGACGTGTAACGATATTGGGACAGTCCAGAAAGCGATCACGTCGGAAGGCTCGATCATGCGAAGCGTGTCAGAGTCTAAAGAGTACGCTGAAGGGGCTCTTGAGGTAGCTACACGGGCGCTTGTTTCTGCAAACGGTAAGAATACCAACTATTACGGAGCCGCTAAGCCCAAGGACGAACCCCGAGGGACGCTCCACGAAGGCGATCTCTTGTACTTGACCGTGGGCGAGGAAACAGAGCTCTATTATTGGTCAGGTACAGAATGGCTCCCAAAAATCCTCAAAGTCGACACGTCAAAAATTGAAAAAATCGTCAACGACGCCCAAACCTCAACGAACCAAGCAATCGCGCAAGCCAACGCAAAGGCGGAAGAAGCCCTAAAGAAAGCCGGAACGCTACCAGACACTAGCAAGCTATCTGATCAGATCAAACGACAGATCTTGAACAGCCCGGACTTGCAAAACAAAGTCACGGAAGGTGTAAATAGCGTTGACGGTGACACGATCTATAGTAAGATTGTGTCCAAAGTATCTCGAAATTTCGCAACAAAAGGCGAGTTTGACGCTTTGGATCGCGTTCAAAATGACATGGGTCGAGATTTAATAGGCCTATCCAGAAAAGTTACAGCTCAAACGATCGAATATAACAAGCTCACAGAGTCGAACAAACTCTATGAACGTATCCTTGGCACATCTGAAACGGACGCACCAGATAGGCTTTCAAGATTGGTTATGTCCAGCGATATCTTTCAGACTGAGGTTGGGAAGTATGTCACAGATGATAACAATCTGATCGTCAATTCCATGACGATGGCTACTAATACGCTTGTCGGAAATAACAATCCAAATGCAAGCGTATCTGTCACAGATGGTATTTTTACGATAAAGGCGCAGGGTCTTACTGGTTATAACTGGACTGGGTTCACGCTCCCAATTTACGTTAAAAAAGTCTATCACGGCGAGACTTACACGCTTGGTTTTAAGTACCGTATTAGGGAATATCCAGATGTATCATTTGCTTTTAATATCAAAAACCATGGACTAAATAGAACCCTCACATGGTCTAATATCGGCGAGAATAGGCCACCACTTGATGAATGGCAAGAGTTCCAAAAGACTTTTACCATGCAAGAAGATTTCATTTTTGGTGAGGATAAGAACTATCCGTTTTATATTTTTCTCGCTAAGAATGGCTGGATCGAGTTTAAAGAACCTATCCTTGTCCGTGGGTCAAATACTGGCCCATACAAGCCTAGTCAGTTTGACGACGCGTTTGCTGAGACGAAGGCTCTTAGCTCACAATTAACCTCAAAGATCGGCGAAGTATCTGACAAAACGGCAGAAGCGCGACAATTGGCAGTCGGAGCGCAAGAGAAAGCAGATCAGGCAACAGCCAGATCACAATACGCTTCAGAAAAAGCAGAGGACGCACAGGCTAAGGCAATCCAAGTTGCCGAGCAGGCCAGACAGGCCAAAGAGACGGCAGAAGCTACACGGACGCAAGTCACGCAACTCGCGGGGTCTTGGTCAGTACGCAATCTAAACAGCGCGGGTGACGTGCTAGGGCAATTAAATTTAAACCCGGACGGGTCGGTCCGAATTAACGAGGGCTTGCTCTCGGTCGGTGAGAAGACCATCATCAAAGATGGAGTCATTAAGAAATCCATGATTGGCAAAGCGCAGATCGGAACGGCTCATATTGACGAAATTGACGCAAAAACAGCAAGACTTATCAACGTATCGGCAAAGAACATTGTATCGGACGGGCTGACCGCTAACATTATCAAAGGTGGTAAACTATCCTCACTTAACGGTGTGACTGACTTTGATTTACAAACTGGTTGGATTGATATGAATAACGCGAACGTCGGTATTAGAAATCAATTCAGAAATAAGCCGTTACAATATCTTGTTTTTGGTCAAGGAGCGATCAATGGCAAGGAAGCAGCGTATACGGCCTTAATGTCGAACTCTTGGAAGCGAGTCGCAATGGACGATGGTTCGGCTGGTATTCAAATTTGGAACGCGAATGATAACACGACAGCCGTCAATATCTATGGTGACTTGGTCGAATTTATGTATAATGCGAATGATAAGCTGTCCGTAGCAATCGATACAGTAACTAATAAGCTCTATAATATCGAAGATATTGTTATTAGAGGTTACAGTCTATCACATATATTAGACGATATCTTTGATAACTTTAACAACCTAAATCACGATGGAAATTATACAAGAGGATATCATGGCCAATGGAGGGGGTAAGAACAGAATGAACACAGTAGATAAAATCGTAAACGAGATCTCGCAGAAGCTCGCAACCTCAATCGTAGAAGCCACGAATTACAAGGTCTTATACGAGGAAGCAAGCGAGGAATACAAGCGCATAAACGAGGAATATCAACGCGTAAACGAGCTATTGAGCAAATTTAACGATGTTTTGGATAGCGATCAAGCACTCAAGGACCTCTTTGATGAGGCCTCTCAAAAATTAGAAGAAGGTAAATAAAAATATGGATTTTAAAATCATTAACAAATACTTACAAGAAGAAGGACGCACTTTCGTATCAATCCGGTCAGCGAACCCTTACACAGCATTTGAACGTGTACTAATTGGTGACCGCACGAACGAATCAGATGAAGTGCTGATCCAAGCTGTACTTGGTCAAGTCGTGACTGAATTAAACCCGGCGGAAGGGGTTAAGAAGTTACAAGAGGACTTGCACGTCCAAGCGCAAGAATACGAGGCTAAACTCGCTAAAAAGGACGAAGAGATCCAAAAGGTAAAAGACGTAGCAGAATGGAGCGTACTCGCTCGCGTAACTGACGTTGACCACCCACTTGACCCGACAGTCTATAAACGTGGCCTTGAGCTTGTCGATCTTGGTAAAACCGGCGCAACCTATCCAGTGCAAGCGATCTTCGCGATCGAGGATCCGAACCATATCGAGAAATTCAGCGAAGGTAAGCGCGTGATGGTCCAAGTAAATCAACCATTTACTTACCAAGGCGAAACACTTGAGCAGTTGGAGGAACTGGACAAAAACGGGAAGATCGGGATCTGGAAGTGGACAGAGCCTAAACAAGAAGAGCCAAAACCATCGGGAGAGCTTGAAACCCAGCCTGTCCAGTAAGCTAGTGATTAAATAGGGGGGGTGATAAAATTGGACCTATTGGCACTAGTTGACAAATTGACTCCCGTTTTAGTCGTTATCATTCCAAGTTACTTTTCTTTTAAGAGCACCAAAACTACAAAAGAAGCTGACAAACGTATCGAGGGTCTATCGAATAAAATCGATACCCTCGAGAAGTCAGTATCGAACGTGGAAGAGATCGGGAAAGATAACCAGCGGAATTTAACGATTATCGGGAAAGGCTTACAACGACTTCAACGTTTTCGATTGCAGGAGAATTTGAAGAACGCGCTCAAGCGTGGACACACAAACCAGCACGAATTGGAAGAGTTGTCGAAATTATATGAAAGTTACGTCGAGTTAGGCGGTAACGGTGCTATAAAAGTGCTTTTCAATCGCTTTTTAGAGCTAGAAATAAAAGAGGAAAAATAACATGGATCAAATTACAAGCATTATTACTTCATCAGCTATGAGTATTTTGGTGGTATTAACTGGGATCGTGGTTCAAGCGATTAAGAAATACTTACTAATGCGCGGTGGTAAGAAAGCAATCGAGATCGTTGAGATCTTGGCAAAGAACGCGGTCAACGCTACAGAGCAGGTCGCTGATAAGTTGGATATCCACGGGAAAGACAAACTCGAACACGCTAAAACGAGCTTGATCGAGGGCCTTGAATCGCAAAATATCCACTTGACGAATCAAGAACTCAATACCTTTATCGAAGCAGCGGTCAAAAAAGCGAATGACGAATGGAAGAAATAGGAGATAGACAATGAGTGTACAACAATCTATTGTTAACGGTTTTACTAGTCGTCGCGGGCTGATTACCTATTCAATGCTGGGAAGCCGTAACGGTTCAGACGGCACTGGGGATTGCTCCGGTATCATGTCGCAAGTGCTAAAAGAAGCTGGAATCAATATCATCGGCTTACCGTCAACGGTAACTCTTGGCCAGCAACTAGCAAATAATGGCTTCTATCGCGTAAGTATCAATCAAGACTGGGACGCTCAAACGGGTGATATCGTCTTGATGAGCTGGGGTGCTGATATGTCCTCATCTGGTGGCGCTGGTGGCCACGTCGGAGCGATGATCGATGATACATACTTTATCTCTTGCGACTATTCGACACAAGGAGCACCCGGACAAGCTATCAATACCTATCCTTGGAATGATTACTATGGCTGGAATAAGCCTAATTATATCGAAGTTTGGCGGTATGCTGATACAGCGCCTCAAACCAACAACCAAGCAAACACAGCCGTACAGCCAAAAGATAAGGCTTATTACCAAGCAAACGAGGTTAAGTATATTCACGGGATCTGGCAGATCAAATGCGACTATCTCGCGCCAGTTGGGTTCGATTGGCTCGAGAACGGTATTCCCGTTTCAATGGTGAATTGGGTCGACAAAGACGGAAACAACTTGCCGGACGGAGCGGATCAAGACTTTAAATCTGGCATGTACTTTAGCTTCGAACTAGACGAAGTCAATATCACAGACACAGGCAAAGGTGGCTACTATGGCGGTTATTACTGGCGATTGTTTGAGTTCGGTCAATTCGGTCCAGTTTGGCTGTCATGCTGGGACAAAGACGATTTAGTCAACTATTACGAGTAAAGGGGTGATTGAATGAATCGCTCAAACTGTACCAACTTAAAGCAGTTTGAGGGCGGTCGAGTCGTCAAGCAGGGCGACTCGGCTTCCCTTTTTGGTTTTGCATTATACGACGAGAGATGGACTCCGATCGATCTTGAGGGGCAGGAAGCTACAGTTCACTTTACCAGCAAAAAGGGTAAAGCGTCCTTTTCAACAACTGTCCAAGGCTCAAAGGTATTGTTTAAAATCCCGAAAGTTCTTCCCGTTGAAAGCTATCTCGTCGAGGTGGTGGCTGGTGGATATGTATTCCCAAGTGACCAGAGCGTCCGAGTAGACGTGGTCCAGTCAGCGGACGAATACACTAGCGAGCAAGTCCTTGAACTTGTCAAAAACGACGTTAAGGAAGAAATCGACAAGTACATTGCAGAACATCCAAATGGACCACAGACGGAAGAACTCCCAGATCTAACCGTACTATATAACCTAGCTAAAATTTAAAAGGAGAAATAAATGACTTTAAACACACAAAACCTCACACAATTTGCACAGGCCATTGGTGCTGACGTAAAAGAAATCAAGACCACGCTTGCTAATAAAGCTGACAAGTCTGAGCTTGGTCAAGGCGGGATCACACAACAACAATTGGAAACAGCAATTCAAGGGGTGAAAACCGCAATCCTTGGCGAGGGTGTGCCAGAAGAACTTGACACTCTCAAAGAAATCGCAGACCGTATTGCTAACGGTGCAGGATCAGCAGATCAGGCTATCGTGTCTAAAATGACAGAGCTTGGTCAAAAATTTACTGACTTGGAAAATACCGATTTTGCACAGATTTATAATACCGCTAAAAATACCCTCTAAGGAGGTGAAGCATGGATAAACTAAAACAAGTTATTCAGGCGATTGGGGTTGATATAGGTATGCTTCAAGGACAACAGACTTCATTTTTATCAACCTCTAAAGCATACGAACTATTTCCAACCTATACAACCTTGCAATCCCAGATGGCCAATAACATCAAAGACAAGCACCTTGAATTGGGTCTGGATGCTCTAATTGACACCAAACTTCAAAATGGTGGTGACCCTTTTGTCACTCGCTCTAAAATTCCAACGATTGACACCAGCCAACTTGCAACCAAGAACGATCTGGAAAAGCTAAAGCGTAGCGCTGGAACGGGTAGCACAAGCACGGAATTAAAAGGCCAAGGCTTTCCATACGCTCTCAATGCAGATATTGGTACAATATACACTGATACCACGGCTAAGAATGGAGCGGTTAAGTGGATCAAGAAAACTGCTGGAACTGGCTCTAACGCTTGGTCGGTATTGTTTGGCGATGTCAAACACAAGCCGAGAATTTCATCGAGCCAAAACAATGCGTATGTCGAGTTTAGACGTATAAATTCCACGGTAGAGGTCGGCTTCGGTGGTCTATCGTGGGGTTGGTTTGGGATCGTGAGACGAGGTGCGCCCAGCTACGTTCCGCAAGGTTCAGACAGAGAGCGAAACGTGGTGATCTTAAACGTAGGCGGTATACCCGTCGGTTTTCGTGCGACCAGCTCAAAACTTGGCATTATGACAAATGACAAGGGGAAGCGCCTTGGAACATTTTATTTAGGCGGGCCGGGTGACGGCAACCAGCTACGCTTACAATTTGATGATCCCGTACCTACTGATAGAGATATCGGAGATTTGCGGTTTACAAATATGTCGTATACCACGGACGACCCGTGGCCAGAAACTTTATAAGATGACAACAGCGGTAGCGTAATGCTACCGTTTTTTTTATTTTCCAAGTAAATTCCAAATAGGTTAAAAATATTGTAAAATCAACGTTTTTTTATTTTCTTTGAAATGCGAAAGGATAGCAGTACTTTTTAAAATGTGCTATAATATATACGATAATCGAATACTATCACTTACTTGAACCACTAGCCCCAACTAGTGGTTTTGTCTGTTATAACGGCAATTTTAAAAAATGTCTATTATAACGGACAAAATAAAAAAAGCCCTCGGGCTCGTTCTTTCAATTGTGCGGGCAATGAATACGATTTTGAATACGACTTTTTTAAATCAATGAAAAATAACGAAAACGATATTTTAACAATATACGCGATTTATAAACGTTTGAGAACGTATCACGCAATGATGGAAACAGTTTTCGAAATATGCTAAAATAATACCATTGGAGGATTAATCGAAATGGTAAAACAACGTAATGAAATTGATGAAAAATACCAATGGGATTTGTCGACAATTTTTGCGACAGATCAAGCTTGGGAAGAAGAAGCAGCAAGCTTAGCTGCAGATATTAAAGCAGCAAGCCACTATGCTGGTCATTTGTTGGATTCAGCGCAAACACTGTTGGATACAACCAATGCATATTTGGAATTGAGCCGTCGTTTGGAAAAGGTCTATGTCTATGCTCATATGAAAAATGACCAAGACACACGAGTGGCTAAATACCAAGAATACCAATCAAAAGGGATGTCTCTTTATAGCTTGTTGGGTGAAACCTTTGCCTTCTATGAGCCTGAATTCATGGCCATTACGGATGAGCAATACAAGGACTTTGTGAGTGAGGTTCCAGCCTTGGAACAATATGGTCATTATTTTGATCGTTTGCTAGAGAAAAAGGAACATGTCTTGTCTCAAAAAGAAGAGGAATTACTTGCAGGAGCTGGTGAGATCTTTGCGGCTGGTGGGGAAACCTTTGAAATCTTGGACAATGCAGATATTGTTTTCCCAACTGTACATGATGACAAGGGCGAAGAAGTTCAATTAACCCATGGAAACTATATTTCTTTGGTAGAATCAAAAGATCGTGCCGTTCGTAAAGAAGCTTACGAAGGTCTCTACAAGGTTTATGAACAGTACCAACATACCTATGCTAAAACCTTGCAAACCAATGTGAAAGTTCACAACTTCAATGCCAAAGTTCGCAAATTCTCATCTGCCCGTGAAGCGGCCCTTTCTGAAAACTTTGTACCAGAAAGTGTTTATGATAGCTTGGTAGCAGCTGTGAACAAACATTTGCCACTCTTGCAACGCTATGTGCAATTGCGTTCAAAAATTCTAGGAATCTCAGACTTGAAGATGTACGATATGTATACGCCATTATCCGATACAGACTACAAGTTTACCTATGAAGAATCGTTGGCCAAAGCAGAAGAAGTCTTGGCTGTTTTGGGTGAGGACTACCTTTCTCGTGTGAAACGTGCCTTTAGCGAACGGTGGATTGATGTGCATGTCAACCAAGGAAAACGCTCAGGTGCCTATTCAGGTGGTTCTTATGATACCAATGCCTTCATGTTGTTGAACTGGCAAGATACATTGGATAA